ATTGGACAGATCCTGAAGTATGGGCGCAATGCAACCCTATGCTTGGGAAAGTTTTTGATCTTGACTTTCTGCGGAAACAATACGAAGAGGCGAAAGAAACGCCCGCATATGAAAACACTTTTAAACGGCTACACTTGAACATACAAACAGAACAGGCTGACCGATGGTTGCCCACGACGCAATGGGAAGACTGTGAAGGCGTGAGCGACTGGGCGGCGCTTGCTGGTTGCCCAATGTATCTTGGTGTTGACCTGGCAAGCACGACAGATATCACCGCGTGTATTGGCGTGTGCATTGACGACGACGGGATCTGGCACGTTTTGCCGCGCATATTTATTCCAGGCGATAACGCGTATCAGCGCGACAGGCGCGACGGCGTACCCTTCACCGCGTGGGGTCGCGATGGGCATATAGACTTAACGCCCGGCAACGTATTCGATACGGAGTGGGTACGCAAGTACATAAACGACTTGAGCGAACAGCAAGCGATCCAAGAGATCGCTATTGACAGGTGGAACGCTGGAACCATTACCACACAATTAGATGGCGACGGCTTCGACGTTGTACCATTTGGGCAAGGCTTCGTAAGCATGAGCGGGCCTACTAAGCATCTTGAAATGTTGATCCGCACAGGCAAGATCCGCCACGACGGAAATCCAGCAATGCGCTGGATGTTCAGCAATATAACGGTTGAATCTGACGCAGCCGAAAACATAAAGATCAATAAAAAGAAAAGCACTGAGCGCGTTGACGGTATGGTGGCGCTCGTTATGGCTATAGGTCGGGCGATGGTCGCCGAAGAACAGGAAGCCGAAAGCGTGTACGAAACGCGGGGAATAATCACATTATGAAAATCTTAGGTTTTGAAATCACGCGCCGCAACAACGAAAACCCAAACGACCCGATCACGTTTGACGATGATTCTGGCGGCACTAGCAACAGCGGTGTAGTTGTTAGCGAAGAGTCTGCTATGGGCGTGGCGAGTGTTTGGCGCGGTGTGTCGCTTATATCGAGGGACGTTGCAAAGATGCCGCTACACGCTTATGAGCGCACAAGCGACGGCGGTAAAGATAGAGCTACGGGCGAGGATATCTATAGTCTTCTGCGCTACAAACCCAACCCCATTATGAACGCATTTAACTTCAAGCAGTTTCTTCAGAGCCGCGCACTTTTGACAGGCAATGGCTACGCATTTATAGAGCGAAACAACGCGGGCAAAGTGTTAGCGCTTTGGCCATTAAACGACTATAGAGTTTGTCCAATTCTGATTGACGGCGATCTGTCGTATGAGTTAAGCGACGATAGCGGCAAGGTTTCCGAGATTATACCAGCGCGTAATATGTTCCATTTGCGCGGCATTGGCGACCGTATACAAGGGTACAGCCTAATCAGTTACGCGCAAGAGACTATAGGACTAAGCATAGCAACACAAAAATACACAAGCATGTATTTTAGCAACGGCGCAAAGCCTCAAATAATTTTACAGTACCCGGCGAGCCTAAGCGATGAAGCGGCTACACGCTTGCGGCGCTCGTTTGGCAAGCGACACCAGGGCATTGATAACGCCTTTAAGACTGTTATCCTAGAGGAGGGCATGACACTTGCAACGGTTGCGATCAATAATCGCGAGGCACAACTAGAAGAACTTGTTAAACTTACACAAAAAGAAGTAGCGCAATTCCTTAATATACCGCTGGGTAAACTTGGCGAATCGGAAAGCGTAAGCTATAACAGCGCGGAACAGGAAAACCAAAGCTATCTGGATAACGCGCTCGATCCTTGGCTCGTTGCATGGGAATCGGAATGCTACGACAAGCTACTAAGTAAAAGCCAGAAGGATAAAGATTCGGTGTTCTTTGAGTTTTTGAGAACGGCACTTGTTCGAATGAACGCGACAGATCGCGCATCACTTTACACAAGCGGCTTGCAATGGGGTTGGCTATTGCGCGACGAAGTGCGTTCCGCTGAAAACATGAACCCGCTACCAGGCGGCGAAGGCAAAAAAGCGTACATCCCGGCGAACATGGTCATAGTGGGCGAAGACAACAACGACAGCGAAGACGACAGCGACAGCGCCAACAACGACGCAACCCGCGAAGCCGCGAGGGTTGTACTCTGTGACGCTTTACGGCGCGTTGCTGGGCGCTGGAAAAGTAAAGACGACGCAGCACAGCGCAAGGGGCAAGCGTATGATCCTGAGTTGCGGTTCTTCGATGAGATTATAGAGACACCATATGCGCTCTATAAAACGCTCGGTAACGTTGAACCATACGCGCAGATGCGCGACAGACTGGCGCACGATTTTAGAAACGGTTTGGTGATGGCAGATCTTGCGGATCTTGCCTTGTTTTTAGACAACAAAAAAGAAACGGAGCAAGAATAATGAAACAGGAACGACGCTATACTCACAGCGCAACAGTAAGAATGGACGGCGACAACGAGAGCGAATCCAAACGGATAACAGGATTAGGTATAGTCTTTTACCGCGAAGGCGTAGACGGATCAGAATATGAACTAATGCAAGGCGTTAAAGAGCGCATTATGCCCGAAGCTATTGATCGCGCTTTGGCGGAATCTGACGATGTGCGCGGGCTTTTTAATCATGATAGTAATATGCTCCTGGGGCGCACAAGCGCGGGAACTATGGCGCTACGCAAAACCGAAGCGGGCATAGAATACGACATAACGCCAGGCAGCACGACGGTTCACCAGAACGTCCAAGAGCATATTGAGCGCGGCGACTTAACTGGTTCTAGCTTTGCGTTTATCGTCACTGACTCAGAATGGATCGAGGCAGACGGAAACGATGTGCGCCTGATTCGCGGCGTTGAATTGTTTGATGTTGGCCCTGTCACATTCCCAGCATACGAAGCGACCACGGCGGGACTACGCAACGACGGCGAGGGCGAAGAATGGCGCGAATCCTATAACGAATGGCGCACGCGCAAAGACGCACAGATCAAAGAGCAGCGTACAGCCGACGAAGTTGCGGAAGCCAACGAGTGCAACGAAGCGCACCGCGCGGAGACAGCACGACAGCGGCGCATCGATTCAGCTAAACTATTGAGCGCGGGCAAAACTTGCAATAGCTAACAGTTTTATGCTATGATCTCCCCACATTTGAATAAAGCAGCAACGGCGAACGATTAGATCTATTAGTTGTTGGTTTGCTTATCTCATAGAATTGTAGCGCTTTAGAGCGCGACGAGCTATACCCTTTGTTTTACTCATCAATAAAGGCTTGGATCGTCGCGCTTTTTTTTGTGCCCCGTTCTAAGCCACTAAAAAAGAACGGATACACAATGAAATCAAAAGAAGAACTCCTCAAACTACGGCACGAAGCCGCCACGATCATCGAAGAGATGCGGAGCGACGACACCAAAATCGATGGCTCTGATTCCCTCAACGAAGAACGCTGGGCGAAAGTCAACGCAGACTACGACGGCTTGAGCCGCCAGATTGAAAAGCACGAACGCGCCGACGAAATCGCCAAGAATGAAGCGGCTAGTGTAGATTCTCGCACCGGACGCGACTCCGAGCGCGGACACTCAAGCGAAGGCAAGCACGACGCAAAGCGCGACAAAGCTACAGCACTTGGCGCATGGGTTAAGCATCGCAGTGGTGGCGACGTAAGCAAAGAAGACCGCGCAGCAGCTAGCCGTGCGGGTGTCAATCTTAATAGTAACTCGTTTACTATGGGCTTAGGCAGCACTTCCGAAGCCCGCAAAGCACAGGCAGAACACCGCGCAGCGCAGACCATTACAACCACTGGCGGCGGCTATACTATCCCAGAAGGTTTTGTCCCTAACCTTGAAAAAGCAATGCTGGACTATGGCCCAATGTTGCAGACCTCCGACGTTATCCGCACCAGCGGCGTAGGCGATCTCCCTTGGCCCACTGTCAACGATACCAATATCAGCGGCGCAAAGATTGCGATCAACACGCAAGACAGCAGCACCGCGATCACCTTCGGGCAGATGCTTTTAAGTGCTTACAAATACACTTCAGGCCAAGTACTTGTGCCGAATGAATTGATGGAAGACTCCGCGTTCGATATGGGTCAAATGGTTGGCGAACTCACGGGCGAACGTGTAGGCCGCATCCTTAACAACCAAATGACTGTTGGCGACGGCACAGGCGATCCTAACGGTATTGCTACCGCTTCCACACTCGGTGTTACCGCAGCGGCTACCACTGCGATCACTTATGACGAATTGATCAACCTGGAACATAGTGTAGATCCAGCATATCGCGGTAACTCTGCATATATGATGGCAGATGCCACGTTACTGCTGCTTCGTAAACTGAAGACTACTGACCTGGCTTACGTTTGGAATCGCCCTGTAGACGGTTCTCCCGGACTGCTTAATGGTCACGCATACCACGTCAATAACGATATGCCCGCCGCGACTGCCGGACTCACTTCGGTATTGTTTGGCGACCTCAGTAAGTACAAGATCCGCATGGTCGACAATGTGCGCCTTGTTGTTATGAACGAACGCTATGCAGACTATGACCAGGTTGGCTTTGTTACTATGGTTCGCGCTGACGGCGACTTGTTGAACGCTGGCACAAACCCAGTCAAGCACCTTATACAGGCAGCTTCCTAAACTCTAAACACTGCGGCGCGGGTGTTAGCGCATCCGCGCCGCGTTTTAAAACCGAAAGGGATTTTATGCTAGTAAAACTTTTATGTAGTAGAGCAAGCGCGGCTGGCGCACAGAACGCGGGCGACTTGATCGAAGTTGGCGGCGCAGAAGCCCGCGCACTTATCGCCAGCGGCTCAGCCGAACTTGTGAAAGACGAAGTTAAGCGCGGCACAAAAAAGGTAGAGACTGCAAAGAAACGCGCACCACGAAAAGAGAAGCGGGGCTAGACTATGCCTTGGAAAATAACAACAGCGCCCGCCACTGAGCCGATCACGACCGCAGAAGCAAAAACGCATATGCGGATCGATATTAGCGATGAAGACACATACATAGGCGAGCTAATAACTGCGGCGCGTGTTTATTGCGAACAGTACACGCACCGCGCCTTCATAACGCAATCTATAACCTATGTAGATGATTCGTTCCCGACGGGCGACGCTATAGAGCTGCCTGTGCCGGATCTTATCGCTGTGACAACCCTGAAATACTACGATGGCGACGGGGCGCAACAGACCTGGAGCGACAGCAATTATATAGAGGATACCTTTTCTTTACCCAGCCGTGTAGAGCTTGCGTATGGCGTATCATGGCCCAGCATCCGCACCCGTTTTGATGCTGTTGAAGTTATCTACACCGCAGGCTATGGCGCTGCTGCTGATGTGCCGGACGCTATCAAGCACGCGATCAAGTTACTGGTTGCACACTGGCACGAAAACCGAGAAAGCGTAGTTTTGACGGGTACACCCAAAGAAGTACCTATAACCATCGACGCTTTACTTGCGCCGTACCTATACCGCGAGTCGGTGTAGCTATGAGAGCAGGGCCACTACGCCATAGGCTTGTAATTGAATCATTCAGCGGCGCACAGGACACGCTTGGCAACGTCAACGCAAGCGACGACAGCAACTATAGCACCGTCGATACAGTCTGGGGCAGCGTATCACCTACGACAGGATCGGAGCGGTTTAGTAATAGCCAACAACTCGCAGATGTTACGCACACGATCACGATTCGCAGTTATAGCGCGTTGACCGCTAAGCACCGCATAAAGTTTGGATCGCGCAAGTTTGGGATCTTGCAAATTCTCGATAAAGACGAGCGCGGGGTCATGATGACAATACTGGCTAAGGAGGCGGCGTAATGGGATTAGGTAGCAACCCATTCGGAGGCAAGGGGGGGATCTCCGTATCTGGAGCAAAAGAGGTTAAGAATATGCTTGACGGGTTATCTCCTCAAATATCTAAAACAGTGCTGGGCAAGGCATCGCGGCGCGGCGTTAAGTCTGTAATGATGCAAGCCAAGCGCAATGTTAAATCAACATCGAAGACTATTGCAAAATCTATAGGGACCAGGCAAAAGCGGTACAGGCGCAGCGGCAACATTTCAACCGTTGTCGGCCCGCGCTCAGGATTCGCGGTAGCGACCAGCGATGATCAAGGCGCATCAAGCAAATACCACGATCCTATGTACACGGCGCACCTTGTAGAGCAGGGCACTGACCCTCATGCTATTCCACAAAAGAAAGGGCCAGCAGTTTTTGAGTCTGAAATGACAATAGATGGTGACTCCCGTTTTATTGGCGCAGTAATGCACCCCGGCACAAAAGGCATTTGGTTTATGAAGAGGGCTTGGGAGCAGCACAACGGCGGAATGTTTCGCACGTTCGCGGACACCACGGAGCAGTTGATCCCGAAAGAGATCGAGAAGTACGCGGCGAAAGCAAGGGCTAAATAATGGCAACACTTGAGGCGGAACATATTGTAAAGAAAGTGCTGGGATCTGATGCGGCATACATCACCATAGCAGGGACCGCACTAGTACCTATGAATGCAATTCAGGGACAAGCCTTCCCCTTCACAGTTTACGAACGCGAAACCACAAACATAACGCACGATATGGGCGGCGCTAGCGGTATGAATCGCGCAGATATGACGCTCAGGCACTACGCAGAAGATCCACAAACCGCGCTCAATATGGCGGAACGTGGGCGGCTTGTTTTGGGCGCACTAACAGGCACTGTAGCAGTTGGCGCGGATTCAGTAAGCGTTGACTATGGACTATTACAAGATCAGAGTATGGAATACACCGCACCGAGCGACGGCAGCGAAGGCGGCGTTTATTTTGTTAGACAACGATTTGATATAGCTTACACGGTAAGCACTTAACAACGCGCGTGTAAGCGCACACAGGAGAATAGAAAGATGGCAGCACCAGACCACGGATTAGGAACTACGATCACATTTGGAACGAGCGCATTTAGCGCGAACCTGATAAGCATCGATGGCCCAAGCCAAAGCAGAGCAGCGACTGAAACTACGCACATGGGTACAACGAGCAACAAGACCTATATCCCGTTTGATCTTGTTGACGGCGGCACAGTTACAGCCGAGATCCAGTATGACGGGACGCTTGTACTACCTATCGCAGCAGCAGCCGAAACGATCACAATCGATTGGGGCGGCGTAGGCACTGGACATGAAACATCGTTTAGCGGCTTTTGTACTGAGGCTTCACCAAGCGCAGCAGTTGAAGACCTTATGACCGCTTCCTTAACTATCCAGGTTACAGGCGCGATCACTATTTCATAGCACTACAAAAAGGACACAAAAAATGGCACTATCAAAAGAGGGTTTACTCGCGGCGTGTAGTATTAAAACTGAAAGCGTAGTTTTGCCTGATTCATTTGGTGAAGGCTTCGCGGGCGAAACGGTGTACTTGCGTACACTTTCGATCGGCGAACAAGACGCCTACGACGCGAGCTTAGTTGGTAGCGACGGCAAAAGCGCAAGCCTCAAAGACTACACCTCTCGGTATCTATGCTTAACGCTTGCGAACGAAGACGGATCGCGTATGTTTAGCAACAAAGAGATCAAGAAGGTCGCGGGGCTTGGCGCTGAGCTTGGCGCGTTTCTAATGAAAAAGGCGCAAGAACTTAACGACGGATCAGCCGTTGACGAGGCAGAAGCAGCAAAAAACTAACAACGAACG